CGAGGGGTTGCCATCAGATTGGACAACTACGTTCCAGCACGCCGATAGCTTCGTTAAGCGGGAACTTTGTAACGTTGGAAAGCTTCCCCACCTCATCTATTCCCGCACAGACCTATATAACATTCTTGTTGGTCCTGTTTATTTTGAATTGTCCCATTTTCTATATCGTATCTTTCCTTGTATTGTGCAACCTCTTTCCCCTGATCAGCTTGCGGCGAGAATTCGATCCATCTCCGATTCACGTGGAAACACCACTGCCTACAGCTTCGATGCAACCCGTTGGGATAGTAGCATCACAGAGCAAATCCTCTTGGCTGAACACCGGATCACTGATTTCCTGTACGGAGGCTTGCTTCCGTCTCACTTTCGACTCGCGGATTTTATGCTGCTCTCTACTCCGACAGGCGAAACATATACTGTTGACAACTTCCGCTCGACTGGCCAGCAGAATACATCGATCGGAAATGCTGTTGGCAATCTTATCGTTTATGCCACGGTTTGTTTTGAACGTGATTGGTATCCTGATTACGATTGTCTCTGCGTTAAAGGTGATGATCTCGCCCTTATCGCTCCCTATTGGGATTTTAATCCGGAAGATTACATCGAGTCGGCCTTTCGTCACTGCGGGATTTCGTTTGAACTTATGTCCTGTGGAGATGTTGAGACTATCGAAATGGCTTCATCGATTATTATTGGCCATCTTGGCTCGAGGCAACTGTCTAAATCCATTCTCCGTTCCTGGTATTCACTGGATTCTATTAACGATGGCTCTCTCTTGTGGCGGCGACAACAACTGGCTTGCTCCAATTTCTATCTTAATCGGCATTGTCCTGTTCTTGGTCCGTTTTGGTATTCAGTGCTCCTTCACGTTGGTCTTCCCCGTTCGATTAAGGGACTTGTTTCCATCATCGATAGGAGGCGGATTCAGGCGGCTCTTCAGCATATTCGGAATGGATACAACACCCATTTCGATTCGATCGCACGGTCGACTTTTCAACTCCAGACTGGAATTCCGCCTGAGGCGCAACGGGAGTTCGAATTGGCTTGCTACAGTTCATCCATCCCTTATGAGCTTGTTCACCACTCTATATTCAGGTATCTTTCATTTCTGGCCGGAATGAAATGGATTTTATAAATTTTTGTAACATTAGGTTTTGTAGTTTTTAATTATCTATCTATTTTTCCCAAATTTATTATTATTATTATTATTATCAATACCATTTTCAAACTTTAATCAAAATCTTTTTCATAAATATCCATTTTCATATCCATCGAAATCATGGCCATGAAGCAGTCAAATGTAGTCCGAGCCCGTTCAACACGAGGCCAGAAAGTTCGAAAAGCTGGCAAGAAACGCCCAAACAGACAGTCCCCTACCACACAGAGGGTGGCCGCCGCAACAAACGTCGGAGTAGCGTTTAAAATGCCCTCTAAGCGCATCTCTTCTCTTCCCAACGGGGCCATCTCTGTGCATAATAAAGAAATTGTCTTAACCGTTCAAGGCAGTGCTACGGCAGGTGTCATTCTTGCTGGTGGGTTGGCTGGAACCCAAGTTGATGTCGGTAACACGGCCTTTACTTGGTTGACCAAATTCAGCTCCATTTATGACAAATATGTGTTTAAATCGCTTAAGTTCACCTTCGTCCCTACTCTTCCCACCACTACTAGTGGAGCGATTTGTATCTACTTCGATGCGGATGAGGCCTCCACCGCCGCCACCACTTTTGCCCAGGGTGCCGTTAATGAGGCCGCTCTCGTCTGCCCTGTTTTTGAGCAGTGTTCGGTCTCTATTCCGCCCCAAATGTTGAATCTCCTACCATGGTATGGTGTGAACGCCTCCCCAAACGTTCAAGGGTTTGTCGATGGCGCTCACACTGAGGTGACGTTGCTTAATTCTGCCGCCGCTGGTACCATCACTATCGGTTATGTGATGGTCGAGTACATTGTTCATATGAAGAATGCAACTTCTTGATTTCCCGTCAGTTATTTATTTATTCATCGACTCACTCCTCGTTTTATTTTTATCATTATTATCTTAGGTTCTCAGGTTCGCCGCTCCTTTAGGGCTCTAAATTCTTCCTCAGGAAGTAAAGCCATAAACAGTCAGTCACTTACATAGCCATATAGGCCTTTTATTTTAGAGGTTTTCTCCGAATATCAATCGGTTTCCTCTAGTTAGTTTCTTTCAAATCCCCACCAAAGAACGTACAGAAACCACTGTACAAAAAAAAAAAAAAAAAAAAAAAAAAAAAC